TGAAGCTGTGGCCGATCGCATTAAGTACCTGCTGAAAACAGCAGGGATACCCACACGATTAGGCTTTGCTCGACATCATGTGAATCCACTTCTTCAACCTTTTGAAGATTGGCACATGTACGAACCCGTTTATGCAAACGGGTGGACCGGCAGTGATATCCAACTTAGATCCTATACATGTTCTTTCCATGCTTCTGCGTGGGTTACGCAGACCGTGGAATACATTGATGGGATTGTAGGTTGGCTTCGGGGGATTACTTCAAGCCTAGGACTCAACAACCCAGTCAAAGCAGCATGGCAGATTATACCATTCAGCTTTGTTGTCGACTGGTTCGTTGATGTTTCTGGGCATTTGGATAGGCTAACTCGTATTCAGCCTGCAGTTGGATGGAATGTCTTTGACTTTTCATACAGCTTCAAGCATGAGTTCGAGTGGGACCTATCTCAAAGGGACCAGCATGATACAATTTATGACAGATTGTCTCAAACTGTTCCTTTGAAAGTAACCTATTACGAGCGGCGAAAAGGTCTTCCAGTTGATACAGGCTTGCTTGACCTGTCCAACTTGTCATACTCGCAAGCAGCTTTGCTTTTAGCACTAGGAATAGTTGCTTAAAGCTCGCCACATGCAGGAGTCTAGACATGTCGTTTACCGACCCTCTATCTTTGGAGAACGGTTTCAATGCCGCTAATACTTACACTAGAACATCGCAAGATGCTAGTGGGAGTAAGTGGCTTGATACCGCAAGTACTGCTGCCGAACCTCGTACCTTAGAAATAAGGCACCAGGTTGTCGGCAAAGGTAAAGATGCTGTTGATCGTCATCTTTTGAAGATTTCGACCACCAAACTCGATACCGAGCAAGTACCCCATCTTGTCACAGTTAATGTGACAATTAGTTTACCGAGAAACACTGTTGTTACATCAACAAATGTAATTAACAATGTCGCCAACATGATGGATTTGTTGAGCGCAGGCCAGTTGGCCCCGTTAATAACGGCGCTGACTACCACCAATATCGATAAACTATTACGTGGAGAGCAATAGAACTTATGCCCGACGTGTCGGGATTTTAAGTTGAAGATCGGGGCCTTAGGGCCCCTATACGGTTGGTTTTGCCCCACAAAGCCTCCGTTAGGAGGTATTGTGGGAACTTATATCAATCCGTTAGTACAACGACAAATCGCTGAATCCGAAAGGATTGCTAAGCGAAAAGCACGTGTACTACTTCTCGCCACTTATCTTGATAGGATAATAGAGGCAAACGTAAGTTTGCGACCTATTTTTCCTAGACCTGTAAAGGTCTTTAAATCAAAAAATAAGAGACGACACAGCTCACAAGCAAACACGAGGTCATAGATGACTAAGAAGCCAAATTATGATCTCCATGTTTGGAGTGGGTTCGGTCCTCCTATACATGACCAGCGATGGCCACGTAATAAGAGTGTACTGAATTTCCACGTAAAGAGGCTCAATGCATATCTTCGACGCTATGCGGCGTTGATTATATGCTTGACGGGATTGATTGTGGCTATGACTGCTTTGATAAGCAGCATTTCCGCTCTCTTCCCTTGGTAAACGACGCATAACTCTAGACCTTGGATGGTTTTCCTCGAAAGGGGTACCATGCAAAGCCAAGTCAACATCTATGTTGACCTGCTCGAGTTGTTGCTACGCAGCGATCCATGCAATCTAGAATCAGC